TATATAAAAATCTTTTTCATTTTTTTGACCAAAATATAAAGCCTTTTCAATATTTTTATCGTAAATGATAGAAGTACTGGCCTCTATAAGTCCATTAAGAGTTATTGTTTGAAAATTTTCTTTTATTTTTTCATTTTTTATAATTTGTATAAGAGTTAATTCTTTATCAAATAAAAAAATCATAAATACCTCCCTCGAAAACTTAAATCTAAAAAATCCTTTATTTTTTCGCCTTTTTCAGTTATTCCATAAAAAGTTATTTCATCTTCAAAAGTAATATTTTTTTCAAAATCAACATCACTTTCTACAAAGTCAAGTTTTTCTTCTATATGCTCCTTATTTATTGTAATAAAGTCTAAACCGTGAAATTCAAGATAACTATTTTTTTTGAAATTTCCATTGTAAATAACTTTTGTTCCTTTTTTGTCATTTTGTAAAATTATTTTTTTGTAATCATTTAATAAATATGATTCAAATTTTACAATTTTAATCGGTAAATCTGTAAAATCATCCGAATAATTTAAAATATCCTTTGAATAATAAAAAGGATCTTCACAATAAAAAATAAAACTTCCAACACCTCTACTAGAAGTTAAATGTGGAGTTTTAAAACTTTTTATTCTGACATTTAAATAGTAATTTGTATTATAATCTGAAAAATAAATTTGTTTTATCTTTGCTAATTTTAATTTTAATTTTTTAATCACACGATTAAATTCTTTGCTATTTTCTTCTTTTACTAAAAAATGAACGGTAATTTCTCGAGGTGGATAAGTTTCATCTACCACTAAACTACCGTCTTTCCCTGATATATCAATAGTTTTAATTTTTTTAACTAGAGGATATCTATTTTCCACATTTAAAATTGTAACTTCATCAATAAAAAACCATTCATCTTTGTTTTCTAAATTATAAAAAATTCTCATATGATCCTCCTTAATTGTATGAAAGTTTTAAATGTAGATTTTCATCTTGTAATTTTGTTATATCTTCAACAAAAGCTTTAAATTCACTATTTCCTAAAATCAATTTTAAATTTAAAGAAGTTTTTGTTTTTTCTTCTTTTTCTTCTTTTTTAAAGTTAAAATCATTTATAGAAAAATCTTTTGAAAAATCACTTGGAACATTTGAAAAATTTACTCCAAAATCCATGCTACTACTAAAAGACTTTTCTGTTTCTTCAGATAATTCATTCATCGCATTAGCTACAGGTTTTACATTATCTGTAATTCCTTCGGCAAGTCCAAGGTCTAAATACTCTCCTATTTCTGCAAAAACTCTTGAAGGTGAATGTATTCCAAAAAATGATTTTATACTTGATACGATACTATCACAAAATCCGCTAATTTTTGATTTTATCCAGTCAACAACAGAGGAAATACCATTCCAAAGTCCCCTAATTAAATCTGCTCCAATTGAAAACATAGAACTTACTATGTTAGATATTGTTGTTTTTACTGTATTTATTGCATTTGAAACTGTTGTTTTTATAGTTTCCCAAGCGGTTGAAGTAAAACTTTTAACATTATTCCATACATTTGTTATTGAAGTTTTTACAGTATTAAAGCCATTAACAATAAAGTTCTTTACAAAGTTTACTGCATTTGAAACTGCTGATTTTATGTTTTCCCAAGCTGAAATCATTGAAGCTTTTATGTTATTTACTACATTTGTTAAGTAAGAAACTATTGAATTCCATACGTTTAAAATGACAGTTTTTATGTTATTAAATACATTTGTTATATGCGACCACAAATTAGAAGCAAAAGCCTTTATTGTGTCCCAGTTTTTATACAGCATAACTCCCGCTGCCACAAGTAAAGCAATAGCGGCACAAATCATTCCTATAGGATTTGCAAGAAGTACTGCGTTAAAGGCAGCAAAAGCCGTTGTTACAGAATTTATTAATGAACTTATCATTAAAGAAGCCTTAAAAACAACAAAACCTGCTACAAATCCTGCAATTAGAGGTGTTAAAAAGTTGAATTGCTCATTCAATTGCAATAAAAATCCTATAAAATCACCAATAGCTTTCCCTATTTCTGTAAATGTAGTTAATAGTTCTGTTCCAAGCTCTTGCATAAAATCGCTACTAAACATTCCTTGAATTGTTGTAATAACATCATTTACAGTAGTTTTTATAAATTCTATTACCGAATTTAAACTATCTCCAAGACCAGGAACAACTTCATTTAAACTATCAACTAAAATTTGCCAAACACCGCTTAAAATGTTCTTGATTGCTGGAATCAAATTCCCGCTTACAAAAGTTACAATAGTTGATTTTAAGTTTTCAAAAGCCCCTGAAACATCTCCTCCAGTAGTTAAAGCACCTAAAACATTTTGAAAAGACGCTTTCATGGAGTTAAAAGAACCACTTAAAGTTTCAGAAGCTTCTTTTGCAGTAGTTCCTGTGATTCCAAGCTCACCTTGTATCACGTGAATCGCACTATAAACATCTGACAAATTACTTATATCATAATGAACGCCTGTTAATTTTTCAGCATCAGCTAAAAGACGTTCCATTTCCGACTTTGTTCCTCCATAACCTAATTTTAAGTTATCTAGCATAGTATAGTTTTGTTTTGCAAAACCTTGATAAGCATATTGTATGCTTTCCATGCTAGTACCCATTTTGTTAGAGTTATCTGCCATGTCAACCATTGCCATGTTAGCTATTTCAGAAGATTTGGCGGTATCTCCACCTAATGATTGTAACAAACTTGCACTAAAACCAGTTACATTTTCCATGTAAGAATTCGCACTTATTCCACAAGTTTGATATGCATTTGTTGCATATTCTTTTATTGTATTTGCATTGTCTTTAAAAAGTGTTTCAATTCCGCCAAGGGACTGCTCAAGCTTTGCCCCTTCTGTTAAAGTGCTTATTAAAGCTTTACCAATTCCTGCTCCAATAATTACATTTTTTATTGCACTTGAAATGCTAGTGCCAGAAGCTTTCCCTGCATTTACACTTTCTTGACCTAAGCTTTCAGTTATTGCCCCTTGAATTCCTTTTGCAGAAGGTATTATCTGAACATATGCCTTACCTAAATCTGACATTTACTACCTCCTTTTATTTTTTTTATTAATTCTTTTCTTTTTGTTTCAAAATCCTCACTACTGTTAAAAGTTTTAAAGTTATTTTCTTTTTTTGCAAGAAGGTCAAGAATCATTTTTGGTCTATTTCTATTTTTTTGACCGTCTCTAGTCTTTGCCCAAACTAAAAGTGAAAGCCTATCTAAAATTCCTGCTAGTAGAAAATCTCTAAAAAGTATTTTTTGATTTTGCAATTTTCTTTTAAGTCTTGAGTCATCATTTAAACCTGCTACAAAAATAGCTACCGTTGTTAAAGGTAGCTTTTTGTAGTCATAGATATTATAAAATTCTGCCAAGTCGCAAATAATTAAATCTTCATATTTTTTTAAAACAGTAGCAAGGAATACTAGTTTTTTAAATCTTTATTTTCTAAAATTTCTTTTATTTCTTCAACTAATTTTTCTGTGGGAACAAGCCCTTTTTTATCTCTTACATGTTCTATCAATTTTTGCTTTTGTTTTTTCCCAAGTAAGGCTTCTAAAAGCTTTGGTATTATAAGTGGATTTGTATCCACTTCGGAAATGTATTCTAAAAGCTCATAATTATTTAATCTTTCTTTTGAAATTTCGTATTTAAACCCAGATTTAGTAATCATAAATCCTCCTTAATTTATTTTTTTTGAATGTATTCATAATGAGTATTGCCAGTTTCATCTGGTTTCGCTGTTAAGGTGATTTCATATCCGATAGCGTCTTCATCAGAATATTCAACTTCTCCAATTTCTGTGATTATTGCCTTTGGAATAACAATTCTTTTTAAAACTCCACCATTTAAAATTATATCAATTACTACAATGTGTTCTTCCATTTCTTTAGAATTTGCAACTATTTTAATTCCACTTTCTAAAGTTCCAGTTACATTATCTTTTCCATATATTTCTTTTAAAACATCTATGTTTAAAACTTCTATAAGTTTAAAAGTAAAAGTATCTTCTTTAGCTGTTTGAACAGTTAAAACAGTATCTCCGCCCCAAGCTTTTATTGAATCTGTCTCTGGCGAATTTTCATTTGTAAGTCCATCTTCTGAAATATATCCTAAATTTTTAAATTCATTTTCCAAATCGCTGATAGCATCTGTAGGTAGTTTTGCTCCTAAAGGTGCTGTACTAACTGCCCCTGTAACTCTTGGTTTACCAAAACTTACGTTTTTTGTACTTGTCATTTTTTCCCTCCTAATAATGTTTGATATCAAATATAGCTTGATATCTATATCTTTTTGTTTCTGAATCTGTAAAATTGTAGTCGTTATCTAAATTTACACTTGCAATAGAATCTAAAGAAATCAAATCTTCAACTACTGCTTTTACTTTTTCATTCAAAACAGACGCTTTGTACAAAGTATCTGAATAGCTTTGAAAAGCTATTGTAATTGTTTTTAAATGATTTTTTTTACTAGATCCTATTTTCTCTATTATTACAAATTCTTTTAAGTAATTTTTTTGAATTTCAAAAAAACAACTTACATTTAATCTTTTTTCTAAAAAATCTATAATTGTGTCTTCTATCATTTTATTGCCTTTAATAATGTGTTATTTTTGTAATTATCCCTTTTTGCTTTTTTTGTTGCAGGCCCTATTGAAGCATTAGCTCTTGTTTTTCCGACATAAATATCGTGATTATAGCCACTTCCACATCTTGCAGCAATCACAGTTGCTTTTTTTGTTAAAATTGATTGCATAGCACTAGATTTCATAAGTTCAATTAAACCTTTTCGATTTAATACAAATTTAAACTTACTCATAACTACATACCATAACTTTTTTATTCCAGTTCAAAGGTATCATATCTTCAATTCCTTCTGTTACAGAACCAAAAGTTTTAAATTTTTTATTAAAAAAAATAACCTCTTGATTTTCCCATTCGTTTTTATCTCCTTTTGGGATAGCAAGAGTATAAACTATTTTTTTACCATATAAATTTAAAGAATTGGTTATTTCATCTGTAGTCAAAGGACTTACAAGAACATTTTCAACTTGAATTTTTTTTTCTTCATAAATAGGACTATTTAAAGGATCTTTTCCAACTTCGATTTTATTTATAAGTGTAACTGTTATTCCTTTAATTCTTCCCATAAAGTTCAATCACTCCAACTCTTTGTCTTCTAAGTCCAAGCCTTGATAATTCGCTTTTCTTAATGAAAAGTCCACCACCGGGATTTAAAAATGTACCACTAACAGAATATCCAAGTGCACTTTCACTCGATTGTATCATTGGTTCTGAATTTGTAGAAGTCATTAATGTTCTTGCTACAATATCAACTGTTACAGACTTTAAAACATTTTTAAAAACTTCATCTTTTTTTAATTCATCAAGGTCTTTTCCTACTTTTTTTGCTTCAAATCTAAGGCTATCAGAAACAATCGGCAATAGTGCATTCGCTTTCTTTACCTCATCTGGTTGCAATTCTCTAAAAAGAGAAATTATATCCTCGGTAGTTGCAAAACTTTCCATACTATTCTACCTCTTCAACTTCTTTTTCCTTGCCTTTTTTAGACTTATTTTCTGTAACAAGTTCCCAATTTTCTCCAGAAATAGAACAAGGGGTATCTATGATAACCCCTGTTATTTTGTTTCTATAAATCATAATATACTCCTAGTCTTCCTTTATGATTGCAAATGAATCTTTATCCATTATTCCCCAACCGATATATGCTTCTGCTCTGATGTAAACTTGGTTATATCCCTTAAGGTCTTTTTCTGAATTGTCTGGATCTCCGTATTCAATTACTTGCATTGGAATTTCTTTTGCATATCCCCATTTGAACATGTTTGCAAAATCCCCAATAATAGCTTTGTCTTTATTGTCAATACCTTCTTGAACAGTTGTATTGATGTCAACTTGTAGTCCGTTTATTGAGCCTGGATTAGCACCCCATGCAAGTTCGGGATATTGTTTAACACCATTTACTTTTAGTTTTGCTAATTCAGATGAAACAGTTGGAGACATTGCCATACCTGTTATAGATCCATTTGAACCTTGTATCATTGCAACTGCAGCTTCAATGTTTTCTTCTTCTTTACCTTTAACATAAGATACTTTTTGAGTAACTAAGTTATCAAAATGATTAGTTCCTATAACTTCTGACGCTTGTTTTGTTCTTGGGTTAATTCCGTGAAATGCCATAAGGTCAATACCTCTTGCTACCTTCTTTGCAAAACCTTCGTTAAATGCTTTTAAAGTGTTAATTTTGCTTTCTTCCGATGCATATAAGAATTCATCTGAAACTCTAGCACCATATTCAACCTTAATTGGTCTTATGATAACTGGTTCAATAGACATTCCACCTTCTGATTTCTTTCCGTTTTCTGCTACAACATCAATATCCTTATCTAATGTGAATGTAAATTCTTTTTGCCCATTAAATGGTATAGGTGTTTGTTTTGATAACACTGCTAGTGATGATGCACCTTTTACTTTGTTAATTAAATCTGTTACTAATTCTGGGTCAAATAGTGACCCTTTTGATAATACTGCCATTTTTATTCTCCTTTACTTTCTAAATTTTTTAATAAGTTTTTGTAACTTGCATCTTTTCCATCTCCACTCGGTTCTCCTGTTTTTAAAGGTGGTGGCGGTGTTTGACTTTTGAAAAAGTCTGATAAACTTTTCGCATCTGCTTTTATACTTTCTTCATCATCTCCTGAAATTCTGCCGGCTAAATTATAAGGTATGCCATTTTCAAGAGCATACTTTATTTTTAGAGATGATAAATCATGCGCTTTAACTTTTCCTGTCAATTCTTCAATTTGTTTTTCAAGTTCTGTTTTGTTCGATGCTGAACTTTCCAAACTTTTTTTAAGTTCTGTCAATTCTTTTTCTAAATCAACATTTTTTGTTTTTAGTTCGTCATAATCTGCAAATTGTTTTGTTAGTTTTTCTCTTTCTCTTTTTAACCTTTCGCTGATTATGCTATCTAATTCTTCTTGCGTTTTAATTACCTCAAAACTCATTTTTTATTTTCTCCTTTCCCAATTTTCCGTTTGGTATACGTAATTTATATTAAAAAAGAGCATTTACATACATAAATACTCTTGTTAATATCTAACCTTTTGTTTTTTCGGTGGTTTTGATATACTACAAATCCAATGCGCAAGTAAAGCACTATCCATTAGTGCAATATCGTTGTCGTCATACTGTGATTTATAACCAAATCCACCACTTGAACCTATAAATCTTTTTTCACAATTTGTTGCAACCTTCGTTAAAGACGGTTGGTCTCTATGACAAATTGTTTTTTGATAAATTCCTTGCTCCCACATAGAATTTGCAACTACAACCTCTTTTACAGTCGGTAAAATCGCCTTTCTTAGCTTACAATCTAACATTTCATCAAATAAAATCTTTTGTCCTGATTGCCCGTCAATAACAACTTCTGCAACGTCTGCGTTTTTTAAAAAGTTTATTATCCATAAATTTCCATTTCTAACAGTTTGACAATCAATACTTTCTACAAATATTCTTTCATCTTCTGTCTTAACTGCAATACTCATTGCAACGTTCGTTCCGTCTGCTCCGTACTTTATACCAACAAACAATTTTCCTTTAAGGTTTGGAACTTTATTTACTTTTAGAAGTCCCCAATCCGTTTCGCTAATCGCTGATTTTTGATTGTATTTTATCCATAACCCTAAACGTTGTATGTTAAAATCTATCTCATCAGAGCCGATTTCATCTTCAACCGACCTTTCTGTAAAAACTGTGCCTAAACTTGGATTTGTTAAATACCACGCTTTTACATCTCGCGGATCTGTTTGTTCTTCAACCGACCATTCTGCCCAACCGGTATTTTTCGTTTCTCCATTAAGTGCCTTATTTCTTAAATTTGTAAAAACTGTTCCTGAACTTACCGGAGTTGGTGGCGTCCCACAAAAAATTGTTTGCGGGTTTTTACTATCTGTAACAACATATTTTAAAGCACTTTCTTGGTCGTCTGTGTATTCTTGTGCCTCATCTATAACAAGAAGGTCAAAGCCTTCTCCAAGTCCACCTTTAGAACTTCGTGTTCTAAAATCAACCCGACCGCCACCCTCAACCTCTACCATCTCACGACCTGCAGCACGAAGCGAATTATACTCTATTTTGCTTTTTTCTAACATTGATGTTAATCTTTCCCAAGCTGAATGAGAAGTTGTTGTTCTATGTGCAGTATGTAATACTTTTTCATTATTTAGAAGTGCATACATTTCTCTAATAACCACAACTTCGTTTTTCCCGTTACGTCGTGGCAGAGAATATCCAAACTTAGTATGTTGCCAAAGTCCTTTTGCGGTCTTTGACAAAATAGCCTGCATTAAATTTTTTTGCCATTTTTGAGCCTTTCTTTCTGACTTTTCATATATCTCAATAGCTTCTTTGTAATCACTTCTTTTTGTAGAAAGAATGAGCGACTGTGTAGGGTTTTGATTACCTTTTTTCTTCTTAGCCACTTAACCTCTCCTTAATTTTTATATAAATGGTATTATAGCTTTTGTATCTTTTAACAATTCTTTTGCCTTTTGAATAAAACTGTTATCAGTTAAATATTCAATACCTTTTGGTGTTATTCTCATATTTTCTATATCAGATATTATAGGATAATCTTCTCCTCATACATTTGTCAAAGCTACCCCCTTTATATATCCGTCTTTAACTAAATTATATATAATAAAAGTCCAGTAATTGGTATTTATGTTATATAATTTACCTTGTGGTTCTAAATAACTCTTATCTACTTTAATATCTTTTTTTAAACAATTATATAAATACGATAAAATCTGATAAATAATAACTTCATAATCGTCTCTTGCCATAATAACTTCTCCTTGCAACAAAAAAGCAACATACTTTTTCGTACATTGCTTTTGTTTTTTTTTTTTTTATTA